GCGGGCAAGGACGTGCTTGGACGCCCAGCGCTGCAACTAGAGACGTTTGTGCCCCGGGTGGCGGCCAATCGGCCGGCGTGCTCGCTGCATCGGCCTAGGGTATCGTTCGAGACGGTTGGCCATAGCAGACCGACCTGATGGACATCCGCTACAGCTATGCGCATGTCCCGACGATCCGAGAGTTTGCAGCGTCGAATGCCCGCGTGCGGGGGATACGCGGACCATTTCGCTCCGGGAAAAGCTCTGGCTGTGTCGTCGAGATCGTCCGCCGCGCTCTTGCTCAGAAGCCGGGGATTGATGGCGTCAGGCGCACGCGCTGGTTAGTGGTGCGATCGACCTACCGGGAGCTCGCGGACACGACGATTCGAACCACGCACATGTGGCTGCCGCCGCAGCATTTCGGGCGGCATTATTCGACCGATAACCGCTACGTCGTGAAGGGTTTTGAGGGCGCCGAATTCGAGATATTATTCCGCGCACTTGACAAGCCCGACGATATTTCAAACCTGCTCTCGCTTGAAATCACAGGCGCGTGGATCAACGAGGCGCGCGAAATCCCCTGGGCGATCGTCGACGCTGTGCAAGGCCGCATTGAGCAATATCCGACCAAGGCGATGGGCGGCTGCACCTGGGCCGGCCTGTTCATGGACACGAACCCGCCTGATCAAGATTCGGACTGGTATCGCTTTTTTGAAGAGAAGAAACATCCGGAGTGGTTTGCAAAGCAGTTTGTGCAGCCGTCCGGTCTGTCGGCTGCGGCGGAGAATATTCCCAACCTCACCAATCCGAATTATTATAAGCTGCTCGCGCAGGGCAAAAAGCCGGAATGGGTCAAGGTCTACATCCAGGGCGACTATGGCTTCGTGGTTGACGGCAAGCCGGTCTATGACGAGTACAGCGATACGCTGCACCGGAGAGAGGTGAACCCGGTTCCTGGCGTTTCAGTCATCCGCAGCTATGACTTCGGGCTTTGTTACGACGATCAGACCGAAGTGTTGACGGCGGCAGGTTGGAAATTATTTGCGGACGTCGATGAGAAGTCTGATTTAGCTGCGACACGCAATCCGTCGACCGGAGAATTCAGCTACGCGCCGATCGCCTTCAAGATCGCCAAACCATACAAGGGCGAGATGTTGGAGTGGGACAGCACAGAGCTAAATCTTTGCGTGACCCCAGAGCATCGTGTCCCGTTCACTCATCGTGAGACGCCAAATCAAGTCCGGTGGCAAAGCGCGGAATGGCTAGCGCAGCACATGAGCGGTCATCATTATGTGGATCTGACATCCAAGTGGGGGCGCGCGCTCCCCGATGGCGCATCATTCCATGGCATGGAGCCTATGGCCTTTGCTGAGTTCATGGGTCTCTATCTTTCTGAGGGAACGAGCGACGGCAAAAGAATCGTAGTTTATCAGAAAGATCGTAAGCCGGGCATGCAACGTATTATGGATGCAACAGGATTGCCCTGGGCGTGGCGACAGTGTGGGAAGATATTTGGGTGGTGCTTGTGGGATAAGCAAATAGGGTCGTTCCTGAAATCATTGGGGGTTCAAAAGGTCCGACATATGCCAGAGGAGCTTCGGTTCCTACCATCCCGACATCTCCGCGCCTTCGTAGAGGCATATACGATGGGTGACGGCCATATTCGTCAGCGCAACAACGGTGCCGTAGAGCACACTATATTTACATCATCTGAACGCATGGCGGCAGAGTTTCAAGACATCGCACAGAAGGTCGGATGGAATTCATCGGTGCGTGTTGTAAAGCCACAGACAAGCATAATGGATGGCCGATCAATTATGAACGGCGGCGGCTTTAGCGTGACATTTAAGAAGCGAGCGACACGGGCAGAGCTACTGAAGCGGAATTTTCAGCGCATTCGATACGACGGAACGGTCTATTGCCTGAATGTTCCATACCACACGCTGTATGTTCGTCGGAAGGGGAAGCCTAGTTGGAATGGGAATACCCCGGCGTGTTGCTTTTCGCAGCTCCTTCCTGATGGTCGTTGGCTTGTGTTCGACGAGATGACGGCGACGAGTATGGGGTTCGACCAGTTCTCTGACGACGTCTTGGAGCACTGTCGTCGCTCTTTCAAGGGTGATGTCAAATTTGAAGACTACGCCGACCCGGCCGGCGCCCAGCGCGCGCAGACCGACAAGCGAACGTGTTTCGACATCGCCGAGACCAAAGGCATCCACATGGAGCCAAGCGTACAGGACCCCGTCTTACGCATGGAGTCGGTTCGCAAGCCGCTTCGCACCTTGACCGGAGGAGAACCGCAGTTTATCCTCCATCCCCGGTGCAAGACGATCCGCAAGGGCTTCCTTGGGGGATATAATTTGCGGCGCATTCAAGTGGCAGGACCCGAGCGCTACGCCAGCCGGCCAGATAAGGGACCTCTGTCCCACATTATGAATGCGCTCGAATACGCCGCCGCGATGCTGTTTGCTCCGGCTCTGACCGGCGGAGCGCCGCGTGAGGATGACGATTGGCCTTCTGTAGAATATGGGGTAAGTGATCAAGGCAGATCGGAAATTACAGGATATTGATATAATGACTATCCGCGAAGAAACGCCAGAACTTCTTAGATATCTTCGCACGGTTTTGCGGTCTGATCCATCGAATGGGCATGTCTTTTGGTTATCCAGCCCGAGCCGCCGATATAAGGCTGGAAATAGGGCTGGGAGCAATCGGGCATACTCTTGTGTCTCCATTAGAAGAGATGGTCTACCGCCGATTGATGTTCGGGTTAGCCGTATGATCTGGGCATTTGAGATGAATCGATGGCCAGCTAATGAAATAGATCATCGCGACCGCAACCCTAGAAATAATTCATTTTCCAATCTGCGCGAGGCCACGGACTCTCAGAATGGGGCAAACAAAGCCGTTAGGAGATCGAGTGTTAGTGGACTGAAAGGTGTTCGCCTTCACAGGAAGACGGGATTGTGGAATGCTCGCATTGGCGCTGAGGGGAAGTCGTTGGGCTATTTCAAGACATCTGAGGATGCGTATGCGGCCTATGTGAAGGCGGCCATCAACCGATTTGGGGAGTTTGCCTGTGTCTGATCTTCCCTCTTTTACCCCGATCAAATCCTCGATGTTCAGCGCCCAGCACTACGATCCGAACTCGCGCGTCCTCACCGTCCAGTTCAAAAACGGCGCTGTCCACCAATACGACGACGTGCCGGCGGACAAGCACTTTGCGTTCGTCGGGGCCGCGTCGCCTGGCCGATATTTCAACGACAAGATCAAGAACAACCACCTTGGACGGAAAGTGAGCGACGGGAAATGAGCGAGAAGGTTGTTGGCCTACGCGCCGACGTAGCTCTGTGCGGGGAGCCGTCGCTGAGCGTCGTCGAATATTGTGAAAACCTTCTCGCAATGGCGAGGTCTGGAAAGATTCGATCTCTAGGCGTCGTTTACGTCGACACGCAGGCTTACGTCGGGATAGGATACGTGACTAGCGGCTTTCCGCATGCGCCGCATCTTGTCGCGGGATGCACCATTCTTCTCGATCGGTGCAAGGAAGACTGGACGGACGTATGAGTGCGCGCGGGGCTACCCCGAGGGCTGGAATTGATCTACAGTCTCCCGACGCCGGTTGACCGAGGCTCGCATGGCCGTTGTTTCATCGCTTGAATCCCCCAGCCTGGCGCCGTCGAGCGCAACGCCCATCGTCGGCCCGGAAATTCCAGACGATACGCCGGACAAGGAACCGGAAGGGCAAGAGCCCCCGGATGGCGGCTACGGCCGCGACCACGACACGCCGATCAAGGATTTTCTCGTCAGCCAAATCGACCAAGTCAACCTCGCGGAGAACTACGCGCCAGATGTGCTCGACAAGCTCGGGCAGCTCGTCGTGTTCGAATTCAACATCGACGAAAATTCGCGGTCCGACTGGAAGGACAAGGCCGAGAAGGCGATGAAATTCGCCACGCAAGAGGCCGAGGAAAAGCAATACCCATGGCCACGCAGTAGTAACGTAATCTTTCCGTTGATTACGCAGGCGGCGATCCAGTTCAACGCGCGCACCTATCCGGCCATCATTCAGAACCGGAACGTCGTCAAGGGCACGGTCTGGGGAACGGACAAGGGGACGCCCGCGACGGAGGACGGCAAGTCCAACGGCAAGCCGAAGCTGCATCCTGACGGTTCGCCCGTTTGGTTGAGCGCGCCGGGTGAGAAGCGCAAGCGCGCCGACCGCATCGGCGAGCACATGAGTTGGCAGCTCCTTGAGGAAATGAAGGAATGGGAGGCCCAAACCGACAGCCTCTTGATGCAAATCCCGATCGTCGGCGGCGCATGTCGGAAAACCTATCGCGACCCGTTGGAAGACAAGAATTGTTCTGTGCTTGTGCCGCTGATGAACCTCGTCTGGAGTTACACGGCGACGAGCTTCAAGGACGCGCCGCGGCACACGGAAATCCTCACGCTCTACCCGCATGAGATTGAGGAAAAGGAGCGCGCCGAGGTCTTTTTGCCGCTGGTCTATGGTCCGGGCGGCAGCGACGAGACAAACCCCGAACAAGCGCAGTCCGGTGATGAAGATGCGCCGCATGTCTTCCTCGAGCAGCATCGTCGCTACGATCTCGACGATGACGGATATCCGGAGCCCTACGTCGTCACGGTCCACAAACGATCGTCGAAGGTCGTCCGCATCGTCGCGCGATATGACGAGGACGGAATTCAGACCGCTCCCGGCGCCGATGTTGACGAGGAAAACGACACTGAGGCGTTGACCGAGAAACTTGGCCCTGATCGTGATGAGATCATCAAAATCACGCCCGTCGAGCATTACACACTGATTCCATTTCTGCCCAACCCCGATGGCGGGTCATATCCGGTTGGGTTCGGACATTTGCTCAGACCGCTCAACGAAGCGATCAACACGACGCTGAATCAGATGTTCGACGCCGGCCATCTCCAGAACGCGGGCGGCGGCTTCGTCTCGGATCAACTCTCGATTGCGTCAGGGCCTGTCAGTTTCCAAGTCGGCAAATACGTTCGCGTCGGGTCGAAGGGGCAGGCGATCCGCGACGCGGTGTTCCCGATCCCATTTCCTGGGCCGTCTGCGGTGCTGTTTCAACTTCTCGGAATGCTGATGACGTCGAGCAAGGAAGTGGCGTCGGTTCAGAATGTGCTCGCCGGCGGCGCCGAACTCGCCAACGCGCCGCCGACGACGATTTTGGCGCTGATCGAGCAGGGCTTGACCGTTTATACCGCCATTCACAAGCGGGTCTATCGGGCCTTAAAGTCCGAGTTTGATAAGCTTTATCGCCTCAATCGTCTCTACATGAAGGACAATCAGCGCTATCAGATTGGCGACGAATGGCGGGAGATTACGCCAGACGATTACCGGCTAGGCGGAGGCGTCGAGCCGATCGCCGACCCGACGATGATCACTGACATGCAGAAGCTTGGTCGCGCCCAAATCATGATGGGGTTCAAGGGCGATTCTCTTGTGAACCAAAAAGAAATCTACACGCGACTATTTGACGCAGCTAGCATCGACCGGGTTGAGGATTTGTTTACCCCGCCGCCGTCCCCGCAGATCACGCAGCAACTGGCGCAAATGGCGATGGAGGAAAAAGCAGCGGAGCTTGGCCGCATCCGCGCGGCGGAATTGAAGGACAATTCGCAGGCCTATCTCAACATGGCGATGGCTGCGGCCAAGGCGAACGGCCCGCAAATGGATTGGATCGACGCGCAGTTGCGGATCATGGAAATGCACATCGAGGCCACCAACACGATGGTCAAAGCGGCTGATGTCGAAAGCAGGCATCGGCTGGGGGCCGGCAGGTTGAGCAACGAAGCGGCGCGCAATCGGCAGGACGTGTCCGATCTCGGCGCGAATGCATCGGCAGGCGGGTCGCCGAGCGCTCTGCCGCCGTTCCCGCAAATGCCACCTGGGCCACCGTCGGCGCCTTCCGCGCCAGTTCCTTCGGCTCCGTCAGGTCCGCCCGGCCCAGGATTGCCCCCGTTGCCGGGTCTCGGCGGTCCTGGCGGACCATCCCCGACGCCGGGATTGCCTAGCGGGGCGCCACAATGACAAATCGATCGCCCCACGAACGGCTTTTGCTGGAACTTTCCGAAGAGGCCTATCACCTCTGGCGGCACAGCCCGATCACGGCGGCGTACCTGCTTTACCTGGGAGACCAAATCGAGGCCTTCCGAACGGCTGCGGCGGACCTTCTGGAAGCGGGCCAATTGTCCCCGCAGTTCGATGTGATTCGGGGTCGAATTATGACCTTGCGGGAATTGCAAAACCTCTCGCTTGATGATATTCAGAACTTCTATAGGCAGGAAACTCAGGCAGACCATGCAGCAACATCTGATTAAGGGTCTTCACGCCGACTACACCCCGGCCAAATGGGACGGGCAAAACACAAGCGGCGTTAGGGTGGTTGGCAAGACGGTTCTCGTTCTAATGGACGAATGCTCGCCAACGTCAACGGGTGGAGTTAGCCTCCCCGAAGATGTCGTCGAGAAAATGAGCATGGCCGCCGAAACCGGCGTCCTCGTCGCCGTTTCCCCCGGTGCGTTCCTTCTCAATGAAGACATGACGCCATGGACCGGTGAGAAGCCGCGCGCCGGCGACCGCGTTTATATCGAGAAATATGCCGGGAAGCAGATCAAGGGCCGCGACGGCAAGACGTATCGCATCATGGACTATGGCAGCATCGGCGCGACATACGAGGCCGAAGTGGCATCCGTTTCATCGAAAGTGGGGAGCACTTGATGGCCAACGGGACCGTTGTCAGCAGTTCTATTCCCGATGGCGATCTGCCGCCCGTCGATGCACCCGCCGACGACGAGCCAGCTGTTGTCGCCGATGGCGGGGCCGATGCTGCGACAGAAGCGCGCGCCCGAGAAATGGGGTGGAAGCCGCTGTCAGAATACCGCGGCCCTCCCGGAAAGTGGCAACCGGCCGCAGACTTCATTTCCCGCGGGGAAAACATCCTGCCAATCGTGCGGGATCAGAATCGCCGCCTTGCCGAGCGGGTAGGGAAGCTTGAGGGCGAGATCGGAGGACTGCGGACCACCGCGCAGGAGCAGCTTCAAATCATCAAAGACCTCCGCGACATGGGCCACAACGCTGACCAGCGCGGCTATGACCGGGCCATGGCGGAGATCAAGACGCGCCAGCGCCGCGCCGTAGAGGCCGGAGACACGACGACCTACGATCAGCTTGTCGAGCAAGCTGAGGCGCTCGCGAGTTCAAGAACACCACAACCTACGGCCGCAGAGCCGCCAAAACCGACACCGCCGCAACCGGCTGCGCCTTCGGTGTCAGCTGCGGTCCGCGACTTCGTGGCGCAGAACCCATGGTGGACTGCGGACCCGTTCTTGAATCGCAAGATGATCGATCGCCATATCGATGTGATCCAGGAAGGCGAGATCACAGACGAAGCGGAACAACTCAGCGAAGCAAAGAGCCGGCTGATGGAAGACTACCCCGATCGATTTAACACTCCGGCGCCACCGGCTCGCCAGCGCGCCGCCCCGAGCCGCCGAGCCGCCGCCGTTGCCGCTCCGACCGCGCGCCAACCTGCGCCGGCGCCAGGGGCGCCGATGGCGAAGATCGATCAGATCCAAGACCCAACCGAACGACAGCAGGCGCGTGAGGCTTTCAACCGAACGAAGCGTCAATTGCCGGACTACACCGAGGCGGAGTACATGGCGCTGTATGGCGATCCGCGTGCCGACGTCCTGGCGTTGCAGAAGCCGAGGAGCCGCGCCAATGGTTGACGAAACCACCCAAGTGCAGGACCCGGTACGCAGAGGTCCTGGGCGCCCTCCGAATGCCAGCCGCGCTGTGGCGGATCATCCCCACCTTGAAGTCTCGGCCGGCGTGACCGGCGATGCGTCAATTGCACCGGAGTCAACGCCACGAGAGGACGAATCCGTTGAACAGGCGATCGCAAGAATCCGGGCTATTCGGCAACCGTTTGGGGCTTTTACGCTCAAACTTGCGTTGCCTGTGAGATCGGGCTATCATCGGCACTGGTTTAATGATGTCGCCGGCCGAATTGACGAGGCACAAGCGTCAGGATGGTCGCACATCATGAACCCGAGGGACGGCAAGCCCCTCAATCGGGTGGTCGGCACGGGACGAGACAATGGGGTCCTGAAAGCCTACGCGATGGAAATCCCCGAGGTGTTTTGGCAAGAGGAAATGGACGCCAAACACAAAGCGGCTCAGGAAAAAATCGACGCGATCAAGAAAAACCCGTTTCAAGCGGCGCCAGGTCAGGCAAAGCCGTCCGACAAGGGCAAATTCTATGATCCGGACGAGTCTACGGGCAAAGGCCCGCTTCAGGTGATCGGCCCCAAGGGGTAAGGGTCCTTCTCTCCCCTCCGCAGGCATCCAAGGTAAGTCAGGCAGTGATTGGCTGCGCTTTGCGCGCCGAATGAGCTTGTCTGTACCTTTTGGAGCCTCACGACCTTGACTGCCCCGTCTGACCATATGTCCGGCCTTACCCAGGCGCGCTTGAAAGAGCTGCTGCACTACGACCCGGAGACAGGCATATTCACTTGGCTTGTGGGACGCCCAAACGGAGTGTCCGCAGGAAGACGCGCCGGTTCCCTCAATCGAAAAGGCTACCTTATTATCAAGGTCGACAATCGCCCCTACAAGGCGGCTCGTCTGGCCCACCTCTATATGACCGGCGAATTTCCTGCTGCCTTGATGGACCACGAGAGTCGCATCCGCAGCGACAATCGTTGGAAAAATCTCAGGCCGGCGTCCAATTCCCAAAATTGTGCAAACCGGTTGGTCGAAAACAAAACCGGCCACAAGGGCGTTGTTTATCGAAAAAGCCGACATCGATTTGAGGCGTACTTGAAGAAAGATGGGTCGCGCCGATTCTTGGGTTGTTTCAAAACTTCTGCTGAAGCTGGGGTCGCTTACGCCGCCGCAGCTGTCCAGGCCTTCGACAGTTATGCAAGGAGTGCATAAATGAGCAACGCAAATAACCCGATCGGTCTGCGTCCCATCAACGAAAATGGGAGCCCTTGGTCCGGCCAGGGCCGCATGGTGGCGTTTCCCGCCACGCAGGGCGCAAACATCTTTCTCGGCGACCCGCTTGTCCCGCTCGGCGGGACCGACGCCTTTGGCGTCCCCTACGTGGGCCTCGCGAGCGCTGGCGCCGGCAACACGATTCTCGGCGGCTTCGTCGGTATCTGCAACGGGCCGGCCGGTTCGCACTACACCATCACGCGCGATCTTCCGGTCTATCGCCAGGCGAGCGTCGCCAACTACGGTTTCGTCTGCGACGATCCAACTCAGCTTTACGTGATCCAAGAAGATTCGGTCGGCGGCGCAATCGCGGCCGGCGTAGCGGGGTTTGCCAACGGCAACCTTGTCGCGGGCGCCGGCAGTCTCATCACGGGATATTCCGGCTGGCAGCTTCAAAGCTCGTCAGTGAGCGCCACGGCCAATCCGACCTATCAGATGCGCATCCTCGGGGCGGTCCGCGGTCCTGACATTGTGCTCGGGACATACTGCGATTGGGTCGTTCGCATCAACCTGCCGGCCCTGTGGGGCGCATCCGGCTACTGACGCCGAAAGTAGAGGAGAAATAACAAATGGCTACCATCGGCGGCGTCATCACTACTGGAGCTCATCCAAAAGCTTTATGGCCAGGAATCAAGACGTTTTGGGGTCGGCAATACGCCGAACATCAGCAGGAATACCCGGAGTTGTTCGACATCGAAACGTCGGACAAGGCCTACGAAGAGGATGTCGAAATCTCTGGGTTCGGCGTCCTTCGCGAGAAGGACCAAGGGGCGGCGCTGAATTACGACAGCGAAGTTCAGGGTTCGATCACGCGATACACCCACATCGCCTATGCCGGCGGCTACATCGTGACGTTCGAGGAGCTGCGCGACAATCTCTACGAGGTTGTGTCGAAGCGCCGTGCGGCGATGCTGGCCTTCGCAGGGCGGCAGACCGAGGAGATCGTCGCCGCCAACGTCTTCAATCAGGCGTTCAATGCGGCCTATCCGATCGGCGACGGCGCTGCGATGATTTCGGCCACCCATCCGACGATCAATGGCAATCAGTCGAACCTTCTGACCACGTCGGCCGACCTTTCCGAGACGGCGATCGAAGACCTTTCGATCCAGATCATGCAGGCAAACGATTACCGCGGGAACAAAGTCGCGCTGGTGCCGCAGTGTCTCGGGATTTCGCCGGTGCAGTGGTTCGACGCCAACCGGATCGTTCATTCGATCCTGCAGAACGACACCGCGACGAACGCCATCAACGTTCTCAAGGCGACGGGAATGTTCCCGAAAGGCATCGTCGTCAATCACTACTTCCTTGCGGCGACGGCGTGGTTCATCCGCACCAACGCGCCCTACGGTTTGCGCTTTATGTGGCGCGACAAGCCGATGTTCGACACGGACAACGAGTTCGATACCAAGAACGCGAAGGCGGCGCAGTACATGCGCTTTTCGGCCGGATGCACCGACTGGCGGCAGATTTGGGGGACGCCCGGAGTCTGACGCCGATTGATGCATCTCTTTGAGAGGAACGAAGTCCATGGAACGCAAGTCCGCCAAGTCGGCAAGTGAGCATCATGTGCATGTTCACGTCCATCATCATCATGGCGTCGAGAAGAAAGCCGCCGAGAAGAAGGCCGAGAAAAAGAAGCCGGCTGAAAAGGCGCGCCGCAAGGAACCCGCCAAGAAGTAATCGAGGAGACTGCATCAATGGCCTTCAGCCAGACCAAACAAGCCACCACGCTCGGCCCCACGGCGTGGATGCTGATCAACCTCAACGCCTTTCGCGGCGGCGTCGGGCTGCTCGCCAATGTCTCGAGCGGCGGAACCGCGACGTACAATGTCGAGGTCACTGGGCAAGACCCGAAACTCCCGAACTTCGGCACGGTCGTCAACATCATGGACGGGATGGGAGGTCTGACGGGCTCGGTGAACAACAGCCTCGCCTATCCCTGTACGGCGATTCGCCTCAACATTCTTTCTCTCGGGGCGGGAACGACCGTGTCGCTCTCTGTCGTCCAGTCCGTCGACTAAGCGAGGAGTCCGAACATGCAGGGTCTTTCTGGAAATTCTGGGGCCATTCTCGTCAGCGGCGTTGACGCGAATGTGCTCGCCCTACTCGAAATCAGGGTTCAGAACGAGTTGCTGACGAAGTACCTCGGGACGAATCAGGTTCAAGAACAGCTTGACACGCTTCGCAACGATCAAGCGTTCGAACTGAATGTGCCGACCCCCTTGCCGGGGGTCGGTCGCTAACCGTCAGCCATCGTGGCTTGCGGCGTTTTGACACGAAAGGAAGTCCCAAATGCCTGTTGAATATGGAGCAGTGGGCGCTCCGTCATCCACGTCCGCCGCCGATGGCTCAAACCTCCCCGTCTTGCAGGGCAAGCTGGGCGAGTTCATCTATTCCGAGCTGCATGGAAAGTATTTCACTCAGAACTACCGCAACAACCTCTTCTTCGGGGCGACGGCTGCGGCGGGTCTGGCGAATTCCATCTTCTCGAACACGACGTTCGTCGGCCTGATGCTTTGGAACCCAACGGGCTCCGGTAAGCTCCTGTCCGTCGTTCGGTCTTCGGCGGTCATGGTCGGCGTTGGCACTACGGCGTTGTCATCGTTTGGCTACGCCTTTCTGCCGAACTGCGGCGCAGGTGTCGCCACTGCGGCGCCGATCACGGCATTCACCGCGATCACTGCAACCCGCGGACAGTGCAATGCGCAGATCATGGGCCAGGGCAACTCCGTCGCCCTCGTCGGCGGCGGCGCGACCTGCACTGCCCAGGCGTGGCTGCGCAACGCCTCGTATGGCACCGGCACCGGCGCTGCGACCGTGGCTCTGGCGACTGCCGGCTCGGAAGACCTGGACGGCTCGCTGATCATTCCTCCGGGGATGATGGTGTCGCTGACCACCGATATCCTGAACGGTGGCACGTTCGCGTCGACTCTGATCTGGGAGGAAATCCCCATTTGAGGGGACCCTCTCTGATTTGAGGGATTGAGAAAAACTCAGCGGGCCAGCCGGGCAACTGGCTGGCCCGTTTTCATTCAGGAGAGATGCGATGGCCGACGCCGTAACGGTGCAGCTTCTTGAGAACGGCCAGCGCGTCTGGGCCTACTCATTCACCAACATTTCTGATGGAACTGGCGAATCGGGCGTCGTCAAGGTTGACGGCTCGGCGGCTGGTCCGCTCGGTGTGGTTGTCGCCGGCCAGACGTTCTTCCCGCTCCAGCACATCAAAATCCGAGAGATTAGGTACGACATCAAGGGAATGGCTCTCGAAATCATTTGGGACGCAACGGCGCCGCAAAACGCGCTCGTCCTCGGCGGGTTTGGCCGCATCAATTTCGACGACATCGGGGGGCTGGCCGCGTTCAGCGGCGGCGTCATGATTCCCGGCGCCACGGGCAAGATCAAGTTCACCACGCTGGGTGCGATGCAGAACTCCGGATACACCGTTTACATGCGCGGAACGAAGGGAATTCCGCAGAGCTAAGGCGAGGCACGGTTCATGCGAAGACATTTCAAAACCATCGCAATTGCGGCTGGCGCCGCGCTCATTGCCGCGTCCCTCGTCGCTTGGGCGGCGCAGACGAACTATCTCGGCGCGGTGTTTGTCGCCGACCCGACGACGCCTGCATATCAGCAAAAGGTCAATTCGGACGGCTCAACCAACGTCGACACGACTGTCAGCGTAACTGTCGCTGGTTTTCAGCCCAGCGGCAATTACGCGACGCTAACGGCGGGAAATGGCGCGTCAAGCGCTGCAACGGCGCTCCCGAGCGGCGCACCTGCCGCCATCGTGGTCTACAACAACGGCGCCTTTCCGATCTCGGTCAAACTCGGTGGCGGGGGTGTCGCAGCTACCGCCAACAACGACATCATCCAACCGGGGGGCGCAGAAGGCCTTCTTACCGGCTCCAACACATATATTGCCGCTTGGGGTATCGGCGGCACAGTCCCAGTGGTCGTCAGCGGAGGTCAGGGACTTGCGATTAGCTGGGGCGGCTCGGGTCCGATTGTTTCCGGAGTTCCAGTTTCTTCGCTCAATCCCCTCCCCGTCGCCAAGTCGCAGGTGCTTTATACGCAATCGGCCGGCAACACGTCCGTCGCCCAACTTGGCGCCAGCGCCACCTTCACCGGTACGATCGACCAGATCATCAACGAGCAGATTGTTTCGGTCAATCTGACGAGCGATCAGTCAATCAATCTGACAATCAAGCAGTGTATAGACGCATCCTGTACGTTTGTGGTGTCAAACTTCACATATACAACTGTCGCTGGCGTGGGGTTGAATCGCGCTTGGGCGATCAATGGAAACTACGTCCAAGTCACCACTCTGAATAACAGCGGTACGACAGCGACGACGACGTTCAATCTGAACACATATTACGGCCCGGCCGAGAATGCATACTCTCCGGCTGGAAATGTTGCTGTGGATCAGATGTCTCAGCCGACCTACGGAACGGGATGGCAGACTTTTGTTTCGGCGTCTTCAGGCAACCAAGCGGCTGCGGTGGCGACGGCGACGTGTTCCGCGCAGAGCGGCAAAACAAACTATCTCACTGGCTACGACATTGAAGCGGCTGGCGCAACGACGGGCCTCGCGGTCAATCCGACTATCACCGGCATCCTTGGTGGCACGAGAACGATGACCTTCGTTGCGCCAGCCGGCATATTGGTGGCGGCACAGCCTCTTTCGCAGACTTTCAATCCGCCACTGCAAGGTGCGGCCCTGAACACCGCTATCGCCGTGTCTCTACCCTCACTCGGTGTCGGCAACACCAATGCGACTGTCAATGCGCAGTGCTTCTATCAGTGATGTTGTGTTGCGCTGTGGGTTGCGTGCCTTGGTGAGTTTTGAACCGGTGGGGGAAAGCGATGGTGGTGGGAAGGGGTAAATTATGGGCCGAAAACTCCACTATAAGCCCGGGTCGTTTTATAGAACTGACGACCGAACAGGCTTCCCCCAACGTGCGGAGAACACTCGGAAAGAATGGACGGGTCTGATCGTCGATCAAGCGCGCTGGGAGCCCCGCCAGCCGCAGGACCTCGTCAAGGGCGTCCCCGACAATCAATCTGTCCCTGACCCGCGTCCGCTTGGCCAGAACGTCTACGTCGGGCCAGTGAGCGTCCAGACGACGGCCGCTGCGATAATCGGGCAGACCGTGATTCCGGTGCAAACCACTTTCGGCTTCTATGAGGGGGCAAAGGTCGGTTGCATGACGGACCAGGATGGCGGTTCTGTCTTCTTCACGACGATCGCCGCCGCGCCCACAGGGTCAAATCTTGTTCTGGCGAAGGGGTTGCCGTACACCATGGCTTCGGGCAACCTGATCACGCTTTATCAGGCGAGCCCACCGCCAGCACAGGGGTTGCCATGAGGAAAAGACGTGATGGCATGGACGCGCGCCGGACGCGCCCACATGAACAGTGGTGGCCGACGCCGCCCCTTCAAGCCGCAGTTTATATGGCGACAAACCAGATTACTGGACAATCTTACATCGGTTTCACAGCGCAGCCCTTGAAGTATCGCATTCAAGGGCACATGAGCGCCTCTATGAGCAGGGGAGACACAAAATTTTGCAGAGCAATTCAAGAATATGGTCGAGATAACTTTGATTTCATCATCCTTCGGACATGTGCTACGAAGGAAGAAGGTCGTATCGCTGAGCGACAGTTAATCCGCTTGCTTAGTCCGGAGTATAATGACCCCGCCTCTGGAGGAAGAAAAGCAATAAAATGTTTGAATGATGGAATGCTTTATAAGTCAGCCGCCGCCGCTGCGAAGGCATATGGATTGAATCGCTATTGTGTCGCAGCTGTTGCTAACCCAAACGCACCGCAGGGTTCGTTATTCGGCTATAAATTCCAGTATATTGAGGCAATCGCATGACGACGTCGGGGACGGTAAATTTCAATCCAGCGATAACCCAGATGTTAACCGCTATGTACCGGAAAATCGGTGCGCTTGCCGAGGACGAAACGCCGACTGCGGGGATGTTCAACGATGCGCTTTTTGCCGGCAATGCGCTGATCAAGGAGTGGATGGCTCTCGGAATCCACGTCTGGACCGAAGAAGAGGCAATCCTGTTCTTTCAGGCGGGGCAAAATCGTTACCTGCTTGGCGGGACCGGGGCTGGGGGAACGGGGCCGGACAATTGCTGCGACGCAAATTCGTGGGTTCCGATGCAGATCGCAAATCCCGCGAGCGCGGGCGCAACTGCGGTGACGGTGACGAATGTGGTGGCGCCGAACGGCGTTGCGGTCACGAAGGGCGATAATTTCGGGATCGTGCTCGACAGTGGCGTGGCGTTCTGGACCACCGTCAGCGGCGTCCCGGTCGGGAATGTGGTCACGCTCGCCGCGCCGATCCCATCGAGCGCATCGGCGCAGAATAACGCCTTCGATTACGCGACGAAGATCGTTCGACCGCTCATGGTCCCGAGAGCGCGCCAGATTTATTACCAAGGAGGCCTGAGCGGCCCGCGCCTGACGCCGATGACCGTGATGTCGCGCAAGGCGTACATGGATCTTCCCCAGCCGCTTGATCCCGGCATCTCGACGCAATTCTTCTACACACCACAACTCGTTTCTGGCGAGTTCTACGCCTGGCCTAATCCGCAGAACGCAAACTTCGGCGCTCGTCTGACTTGGTATCGCCCGTTGATGGACCTCACGACGCCGTCGAACACGGCTGACCTTCCGCAGGAATGGTTGAACGGCCTGATGTGGAATCTGGCGTTGGAGATGGCGCCGGAATTCGACTGCCCGCCGCAGCGATGGCAGATGATCCAGTCCATGGCGGCGACGAAGCTTATTTTGATCCAAAGCTACGACCGAGAATCGGAGCCGATCGAGTTTGGAATGGGATATGACGAGGCGCAGAGGTGAGCGATGACAGCAATCCTTTTCGCCACCGAATCGGCTGAGAGCCGAAGCCTTCCGCTCAACGCGCAGCGCTTGGTGAATTTCTTCACTGAGAAAGAGCCGCAGGGCGCCAAGTCTCAAACGCCGTTGTTTGGCGTCCCCGGCATGTCGGCGTTTGCCGATACGTCGACCATAACCGGGGCAATTGCGGGGCTGGGGGCTGTGACCGGGGGCTCCGGCTACGTGTCAGGCGTCTTCACGGGTGTCCCGCTCACAGGAGGCTCGGGAAGCGGCGCCTTAGCGACCATCACGATAAGCGGGGACGTGGTTTCCTTAGTGGTGATCACGACGCAGGGCGTCAATTACGAGGTCGGGGATGTCCTCTCTGCGTTGAGCGCCAACATTGGCGACACTGGCAGTGGGTTCTCCGTGACGGTAACTGGGGTGAGCGGCGGACAGATTGCGTCATTGGGCGTACTATATGGTGGTGTTAATTACTCTGGTGTGGGATGGTATTATAACCTTCCTTTAACGGGAGGGCACGGCAGCGGCGCCACAGCGAATGCCTACGTAAATAGTCATGACTACAACGTCACGGCATTAAACATCGTATTGCCGGGGTCAGGGTATGCCATCGGCGACATTTTAAGCATCTCGTATGCGGTGCTCCCATACGGGAGCAGCCCTCTTAGCATCCCGGTTGCAACAATCATTGGGAATGGAATTTCATCGCTCGGGTCCCTGATTGGCGGCTCTGGATATACTGCTGGTGCGAGCACGTACAATAATGTCCCGTTGACTGGCGGATCAGGCACGGGGGCCACGGGGAACATCACCGTGGCTGGGGGGGCGGTGACGGCCGTCGCCATGAACGCCCCAGGCATCAATTATCTGATCGGCGACGCGCTGTCTGGCCTGTCCGGGGGCAGTGTCGCCTCGGTTAGCGGCCTAGTCGATGGCTCGGGATACGTCTCTGGCCTCTATCTTGCCGTTCCCCTTACTGGCGGTACGGGCACAGGCGCAGAGGCCACGGTCTCCATCAATGGCGCAATTTCAACTCTAGGGTCTCTCAGTTCGGGGGGCGCAGGCTATGTCGCCGGAACCTATACAAACGTCCCACTGACTGGCGGTTCTGGCAGCGGTGCGCAAGCAACGATTGTGGTTTCCTCCGGTGGCATAGTGACGTCGGTAACGCCAACAGCGTCGGGAACTGGATATCTGGTTAACGATTCCCTTAGTGCTTCCAATTCGCATCTGGGCGGGACGGGTTCCGGCCTTGCTATTCCTGTGGCGACTCTCAGCGGGACGGGCGCAGTCAAGAGCGTTGTGGTTACAGGGGGTGGCATTGATTATTTAATCAGGGACGTTCTTTCGGCGGCGAACTCGAATCTTGGCGGTTCTGGGTCTGGGTTCTCAATAACTGTCGCGACGCTCAACGGCGTTGGCGTTGGCTTTTCGGTTCCTGTGGCTGCAATCAATACGCCAGGGCCGACGCGAGGATCGTGGGTCAAATCAGACCCTGCTTCCGGGCAGGAAGTTCCTTATGTCGTCGCCGGGAATTCTCTCTACCAACTCAGCGCTTCGCGGAGCGGGACGTTTACGGGGATACCCCTAACCGGCGGCTCGGGCAGCGGCGCGTTGGCAACTATCGTCCTGGCGAATGGCGCGGTGACATCGGTCACACCCACGACGGCTGGTGTAGGTTATCTCGCAGGCGACGTGCTCTCGGCCCCGCTCGGCGGCGGAACCGGCTTTTCGGTTCCTGTGGCCACGATTGGCGCCGGCGGCGCTATCGCGACGCTCGGGACGCCCGCCGGAGGAAGCGGCTATCAGTTTGGGACTGTCGCCTTGGTCGGCAGCGGCATCGGGGGCGCCGACGTTGTCGGGATGTCGGATAATGGTTTCCAGCTTTGCATTGTCAGTGGGCAAGCGCGGGCAGGTTGGGTTCTCGACACCAATCCGCAATCGGCGACCTACGGATTCCGCCAGATCAACGACCCGAATTTCTATCCGGCCAATACGGTGTCTTTCTTTGACGGATATTTCGTCTTTGATCGCATCGGGACAAATGAATTTTTCGTTTCCAACCTCTACGATGGGACGTCGTATAACGGGCTGCTCTTTGCGTCGGCCGAATCTCAACCCGACTTCGTCACCGCCACCATTCAGAATTTGCAGTTGCTGTTCGTCATCTGTCAGACCCATCTGGAGTTGTGGTATGACGCCGGGAACGCACCCCCGACATTCCCATTCCAAAGGTACACCGGCTCAGGAATAAGCTACGGCAGCGTCTCGCCGCACACCGTCATTAAGCAGGATGGCGCGGTGTGGTTTCTAGGCAGCGACAAGATATTCTATCGCCTGCAATCGACAATCCCGATCAGGACCAGTACGCACGCAATAGAACACATCATCGCGAAAGACCCAGACATCACTCAGGCGTATTGCTTTACCTATGTGCTTGAGGGCCACAAGTTTATCGTGCTGCAACTTCCCGCGTCGTCGCGAACGCTCGTCTTCGACATTTCGACGAACCGATGGCATGAACGCGAGTCTTGGGACGCAAACAATAATTCGCTCGGTTCGTGGCGCGCCACGACAGCCTTTAGCGCGTTCAATGGGACGTATTTGGGCGACGCAGTTAGTGGGAAAGTGAATCTGCTGGATTGGACGACGTACACCGAACTCGGGAACACAATCCGAGGTCTCGCGTATTCAATACCATACAATCAGGATCGCAAGCGGCTGTTCGTCTCGCGCTTCGAACTCGACATTCAGGCTGGCGTAGGGACAGCGTCAGGCGCCGGTTCAAACCCGCAGATCATGCTCGGGTGGTCGGTCGATGGCGCTAACACTTTCAAGCCTTTGCAATTCTGGCGATCAATGGGACAGATAGGGCAATTTTTGACGCGGCTGAGATGGCTGCGGATGGGGA